CACTTTCGACATACTTTTGTTTATATATATTATAGTCTTCCATGTTCTTTGTAAAGAGATTTGCTTCAGAAAGAGAACCATATAATAAAGCATCAGAGGCATTTTCAGTATACCAATTAGTAGTATTAGTATTGGATAATGGATTAATTTTACCTTGATAACCTATTTTAATGTCATAATTTTGATCTGGTGTAGGAGCTACATAAATTCTATTATCATCAAAATTAGTAAAGTATTTAGGCTCTCCTTGTAAAGAATTATTTGGCCAATATTCTTTTATAAATTCTAATGTTTTCATTTCTAAATATTTAGCATTAGAGCTTACTATAATCTCTACATAATTAAATAACATTGGTTCTACAGCAGTAGGAAGATTTACAAATCTATCTCCTTGAACCATAGTTGAATTTACATTTTCATTAAAACCAACAGGGTCTATATCTCTTGATAATTTAGTTTGAGTATTATCTATGAAAGTATCTAATTGATTTGTAAAGTCTGTTCCTGTATTTTCTGCCCATGTTTGAATATCAGTCTTTAGACTGGTGTATGTCATTGTCATTTTTAGTTACCTCATCTACTTTAAATTTAGTCCACACATGGCCTGCAAATGGATGCGTTCCATAATGTGTTAAAGGAGTATTAACATCTGCATATATCTTACCACCAATTTTTTGCCATAATCTACAAAAAGCATAATCCTCTGATAAATATCTATTACTTTTTTCATCAATAATACAGTCAAAAAAAGCATAGCAATTTTGACTTGAAAATCTTTCATTATTTATTATTTGGTCACTTGTATATTTTAAATTAGGGTAAGCTTCTCTCATTTTTATAAAAACTTCTTTTTTAATACACATAAAACCTGTTGCTGCATCTAATACTTCTGTAAATCCATTAGTAACTTTTATATTTGCAGGGTCAGCAAAGTTTAAATTATAACCTAATAATTTTTGTTCTATATTTTCTAAATCGTTTTTTTTAGCATAACCTTCAATAGCTTTAAAATCTATTGATTTTCTAGGATATATTCCACAAGCAATATCATAATCTGACTCTAATAATCTTGATACTGCTTCTCCAGTAAAACCTATGTCGCTATCTATAAACATTAAATGTGTAAACTTATCTGGATCTTTTTCACAATAATCCATAAATTGAGTTACTAAAGTATTTCTTGCTCTTGTAATAAGACTTTCATTTCCCATAGTATTTACATGGCATTGAAATTTATATTTATTTGCTAATGTGATTGTATTTAATAAACCGTGTAAATAACCTTCACTCAAAAGACCGCCATAACAAGGTGTTGCGATCATTACACCTTTATTTTTTGTATTTGTCATGTTATCGATACTGTAACACTTCCTAATGCTGTTGATAACAAATTTGTGCTTGCTTGTGCTATTCCATTAGCAGGTATATATCCTGCATTTGGAGGAAAAATAGGTTCTATTTGATCTGGTACACCACCTTGAACAGATATATTTGCTTTAGGCCTTGCATTTTCTAACGCTTCAGCATCTGTAAAATACATTAAATCTAACTGAGGTTGTTTCGCTTCAAATTCAGACACATGTACAAAACTACCGTTCCATTCAAAAACCATTTCATTGTATGGAAAAGCTAATCCACTTCTATCAGAGATAGCTTGTGCAAACCTACCACTTGCAAATTTGTTGTGAGGTGCTCTATGAGGACGTCTACCTCTATCTGCTAATTTATTAGACATTAACTGTAAAACCTATTTGTTGTTGCTGGTAATATTCTAGTAGAAGGTGTATCATCACCAGCTATTAATCTTTCATAAGCTTGTTCGTAATCTAATTTTAATTCGGCTCTCTGTGGTTGTTGTATATTAACTCTTTTTTTAGAAAGATAATAAGCTAAACCAGCACACATACATTCAAAAGCTCTAAAAGGTACATCAGTTGTTTGTTCTACACCAGAAACTGTAGAAGCAGTTATATCCATTATTTTTCTCATTCTATAATATCTTAAAGTATATGCCTTATCTGGAGCTGGATAAATTTTAATTACAGGAGTATTTAACCTTTGTAAATAAAATTGAGTTGGTCTAGATTGTTGAGTTTTATTTGAAATCGCTGCATAATCATTAATACCTAAACGTGTCATTGAATATTCAGTTCCGTCATCAACAACATTAGCATTAATAATATCTACTAAATCATAGTCTAAAGTATATTCAGTAGTTCCTTGACTTACTGATAAATCTTTTAATTCAACTGTCCATTGATTGTAACCTCTATTAGCCCAATCACTAAACATAATATTTAAACTACGTCTAGCTGATCGAACATCATAACCCAAAATAGGATCTCCTCCTATTCTATCATATGCTTCTTGTATTACATCAGTAACTGTTAAGTTAAATGTAGCTGTATTTGATGTAGCCATTTATTATCCATGAAAAGTAGTTACACCAGCAACATTAGTTAGTGTGGCTTGTAAATTAGAGCTAAACTTTACACCATCAGCAGGTAGTCCAATATTAACTGGTCCTCCAGCTGCACTAGCTGCAGTTGCTACAGTAAATTTACTAGAGCCACCATCAGAAAAAACTACAGTCCCTGCACTAGCTGTTGGTGTAATAATAAAAGCTTTTAATCTAGTAGGTCCACCAAACAATTCTTGTGCTCCTGAAGTATTACTTGTAAAAGCTACTTGTAAATCTGTTGCCATATTATTCTCCTATATTAAGTTTTGTTTTTTTAATGTTTCATATAGTAACTCAACTCTATTGCTTTGGCTACTAGGTTTATTTAGCAAAAATGGACTAATAAAATCTTTAGCCATTAATGCAGAAAAATCTACTGGTTCATTAATTTCAATTATATCTTTTTCAGAGAATGGTGATTTAGGTGCTTTTCCAATTGAAGTACCACCACTATCACCAAAAGTTTCTAAAACTTTTTCTATGTTTTTTAATTTTTTATCTAAATCATCGTCTTTTTCTTCTTTTTTTTCTGCTTCTTCTTTTTTTAATACATCTATAATACTTTCAGTTTCTGCTGTATCTTCTGTTTTACCTAATAATAATTTTTCAACATCTGTCTTTTCTGCTTCTTTATCTCTAGCTTCAACAACTTCTACAGTTTTATCTACTATACTTTCATCTTTTTCATCATCTTTATCTTTGTCTTTTTTAAAAAGATTTCTAAGTGCTTCGCCTTTTTCTCTTAAATTCTCAAACATATTTACCTCTTTTAAAGTGGGCCCTAAGGCCCACAATTAAATTATACTATTGTAAATGTTCTTTGTAACGAATTATCTTGTGAATATGCAACAGTAGTTGTAATAGCACCTGTAGTACCATCACCATCTGTTCCAGTAAATACACCTACAATTTTCATATCAGAAGCTCCTACGTTTGCCATTAAACCCAAAGCAGCAGAAGATTGTGATGATCTACCTAAAGCTTTAGCATTATTTGCAGCAGTAAATGCTGTAGCATTCGAAGTTGTTCCAACAGAAAATGTAGCTGCATTTGTATCATTAGATACTTCAGTTACATCTACGTGTACAAATAAGATTTGAGAATTAGCAGGTATTACAGCAATATTTGTATTTGCTGAAGCACCAGTAATTGCAACATCTTTACTTTGTACCATTGTTACGTGACCAGTATTTTTTACATTAGCTCCAAGTGTACTACCAGTTGTTTCATTGATAGTACCAGCTAAAACCGGTCCCGAAAATGTAGTTTTTCCCATAGTCTACCTCCTTTGTAGTCTGCTTTCGCAGTCTAGGGATTGTTAGGCGTATTACTACGCCTAACAAATGTTTAATTATTATGCAGCTCCTTCTGAACCGTAGATACTTCTCCAGTCTGTAAAACCGAAAGAATATCTTTCTCTAACTTTGTATCTTAGATTACCAGTTTCAAAATCGCCTTCTACAGCTTTTTTGATTGGTGCTCTTACAAAGTGTTTCATACCATCTGGGCAATCAGTCATAATAAAGTATGCATCAGGATCTGTTAATCTTTGGTTAACAATTACTCCTCCTGGTATCATACCCATACTTCTCATTGCATTGATGTCATTATCTGCAGTTCCAGGTCTTAAATTAGATTTAAGAACTCTTTCCGCAATAAACACCAAAGAAGGTGGTACTATTAGTTTTTGTCCAGTTAATGCAATTGGAATTGATCTATCATCAACTGCTTCAGAGATTTGAATTAAAAGAGATTCAAGTGAAGTCTCAGTTAAATCTGCTGCTGTAGCAAGTTTGTTAGATGCTGTTCCACCGCCGCCAAGTGGGTGATCTGTAGCAAGTAAAGTCTTGCCATCGCCACCTAATTGCGATGCGCTAGTTGCATTGTTTAGGATGTTTGCACCTTTGATCTCTTTAGTATGTTGCATTGATCTTGCAAGTGCTCTAGCATATTTTGCTCCTAGAGAACCATATAGACCATCTTCTTCAGCTTCTTCTGTAATAGAAAATGCTAAAGCTACAGTCTCATGGACATATCTTGAGACAAAGCCTTCTCTGCCACTTTCATAATTGATCATGGCACCTTCAGCTTTAGTTGGTGCAGCACCGAATCCGATCATTTGTACATCTTCTTCGAATGCTTTTTGTGATTGCTCGACTGAATAGATAGCTCTCCACTGTTCAGGGTATCTATCATATTCCATACCAAACACGGTATTTAAACCTAGATTGAGCTGTTTGGTAAATAGTGCTCTATTTAAAGGCATGTTATTTATCTCCTATGATTATACGCCTGCTTGTCGAGTGCCATATAAGTGGTTGCTTATTACAACTTCCACTTTCGCATCCGCGCCTGCATCGTTATTTGGTATATCAACAAGTCTTAATATTCTTAAAACTTTAGCAGTTGTAGCTAAAGTAGAAATATCAAGTTCGTCTGTTGAATGACCATATGTTGAGTTAAATGTTCCAATAGTAACATTTGCAAGCTCACCTACGTTAGCTGTTGCAAAAGTACCATTGCACTGTACTTGGAATGTAATGTTTGGATCATCATATACATAAGCTTTCACCGCAGTGTTAGCTTTTACTGTAGTTCCAGAGTTCCAAACTTTAACAAATTTTACATCCCCTGTTGTGTTATCTTGATAC